TATTAAAGCACAATTCTATACAAGTCCAATGACGGCATCAGTTTTGACTGAAGTTGGTAATAGAGAAAATTATACTTCAAGATATGAAAGGCAATTATTTCCAGACATTTACTTAACCGATGCCAATGGAAATAACATAACGGATGAAGATGGAAACTACTTACAAGTTACCAATCCATATGATTCTATTTGGGTATTACCAATTCCACAACAATATTATGGTGAAGGAATCAAAATAGGTTCGGTAACATTAGTAGATAATATTAACAATATTACTTATACTGATGATGGTAATTCTAACTTAATTAGAACAGATGTTGATACTACTATTGATGGTAATGAAATCTATGGTAACGTATTTTATGATAGGGGTTTAATTGTAATGCATGATGTTGATGAAGACAATTCCGAACTATCACAATTTACAATTACATATCGTTCTACAATGACTATTTACGAAAATGAAATATTCATTTCAGTATTAGAAAACGAATTTAATGTTTCACAAAATCCAACAGCAGTACACGAAGTTGGTGGACAAAAATTAAGTATCTTAGCAAATAGAAGAGATAAACCACTTTCATCAAATGAATTTTATACTGCATCATTTTATCAACCTGGTGCAAAATATATAAAGGATTCATCAAATCCATTTGTATCATCATTGAATAGTTCAAAGGTGGGAAGTTTTGATGATTACTTGGTATCATCTTCAGTAGACCCAACGGGTTCTTACATAGCACCATATATTACAACTATTGGATTATATGATAACAACAATGATATGGTTGCGGTAGCAAAGTTACCTCAACCAATTAAATCATTACCAGACTATCCTGTGAACTTCATTGTTCGTTTCGATACATAGTGTTATATTTATATTATATAAAGGAAAGAAATTATGACTTTAGAAGAAAGACTAAAACAAACACCACCAACAACATCAAAAGCAAACATCAAAGGTGGTGATAAAACTTTAATTGAGGCAGATGGTGGATTAGACCTTTCAAAAAATGAAAGTGCTCTAAAACAAGCAAGAGGTGGTAAATTAAATACCAAACCTTACACCGATTCTCACAAATAAAAAGAATTTATGATTCAATGGTTATGGGAGGGAAACCACATCAAAGATGAGGAAGTTCCCGAAAACGCAGTAGGATTCATCTACATGATTGAACACATCCCTACTGGAAAATACTACATAGGTAAGAAAAACCTAAAGGCAAAACGAACACTTCCCCCACTAAAAGGAAAAAAGAGGAAACGAAAGGTCATTAAAGAATCTGACTGGAGAAAATATATGTCCTCTAATCAATGGATTAAAGAAGAAGTATCTAATGGTGGTGAGGAAAACTTCAAAAAGAAGATACTTCAATTCTGTCATTCAGCAAAAGCATTAACTTATTACGAACTCTATTGGCAATTCAAATATAATGTACTTGCCGATGAAAACTCACTCAACGATAATCTTTTAGGAAAGTTTTTTAGAAAAGATTTGGAAATCTAAAATATTTTTCGTATATTTGAGTGTTAATTGTATATACACAAAAATAATAATATGAATTTAGACCAAGTAGCAAAAAAACACGGTATAAATCCAAATTCTTTGAATGCAAAGGATGATGGACTAAAAATAGCAGTAAAATCTATTCAACAACTGATTCCAATTTTGGAAAAGAGAAATATAGATAACCAAACAATTAGTGATATTAAGAAACTCGGAGAATTTTTATTTGATGTTTCTGATTCAACTATTGGATAATTTGGATAATCCAAATATTTTTCGTATATTTGTTGAAAATTTAATTTATGCTCTCCGCAAGAAATAAGTTAGTAGTTATAAATGTATTAGATTCTGTTTTAGGTGTTGGTACATCAATGAAGGGAAATGAACAAGCACATCATTGTCCTTTTTGTCATCACCATAAGAAGAAACTACAAGTCAATTTAGATTCACAATATTGGCATTGTTGGGTATGTGATTCCAAAGGAAGAAGTATCCAATCACTTCTATATAAACTAAATGTAGATAAAAGTGAATTAGCAAAGATTCATTCTATCTATGGAGAGTACAAACCAAAACGGAACGAAAGGGAAGTTGAGAAGATAGTACTCAGACTTCCAAAAGAATTCAAATCACTTTATCACAAACCAAAATCAATCAATCCGATTTATAATCAAGCAATTCATTATCTCAAACAAAGAAGTATTTCTATGGATGAGGTTTTGAAATATAACATTGGTTATTGTGAGGAAGGATTATATAGTGGTAGAGTGATTATTCCATCTTATAATGAAGATGGTGAATTAAACTATTTTATTGCTCGTTCTTTTTACGAAGATGAAAAGATGAAATACAAAAACCCACCCGTTAGTAGGGATGTAATTGTATTTGATAATCAAATCGATTGGAACGAACCCATTACATTGGTAGAAGGTGTGTTTGATTCATTCTCGGTAAAAAGAAATGTGATTCCTATTTTAGGAAAGTTTATTCCAAGAACTTTACAAACTAAAATAAAAGAAAAGGGAGTAAAAGAAATTAATATTTTATTAGATTCAGATGCAGTAGAAGATTCTACTAAACACGCAAACTATTTTATTAAAAATGGTATAAAGGTAAAAAACATTATACCCGAAGGTGGTGATGCAGGAGATTTGGGATTTGATAAAATAAATAACTTATTAAAAGAAACCGAAGAAACCGGTTGGGATGATTTAATCCTTTCAAAACTAAATAATTTATGATAGTAGAAAAAATCTACCACTTAGCAGATTTACATATTCGTAATCTAAAAAGACATAAGGAGTATAGAGAAGTATTCCAAAAGTTTTTGGATAATGTAGATAGAGATAACATTGAAAATTCAGTTATCTATTTAGCAGGTGATATTGCTCATGCTAAAACCGAAATGAGTCCTGAATTGATAAGGGAAATCAGTTGGTTCTTAACTGAATGTGCAAATAGAAAACATACATTCCTTATTACGGGGAATCACGATTGTAACTTAAATAATAACTATCGATTGGATGTACTTACACCAATCGTTGAAAACTTAGAAAATGACAGAATACACTATTTACGAGATACTGGGAGTTACCCTTTTGGTAACATCACTTTTGTTGTTTATTCGATACTCGATAAAAAAGAGAATTGGCCGAAGGCAGAATTGGTAGAAGGTGAGAATAAGATTTGTTTATTCCATGGACCTGTAAACTTAGCACAAACTGATATTGGATATACCGTATCATCCAATTCATTCACAACTGATATGTTTGAGGGATTTGATATGGTGATGTTAGGTGACATCCATAAAAGACAAACATTAGGTTCACCAACGATTGCTTATGCTGGTTCGATGATACAACAAAATCACGGAGAAGCATTAGATAAGCATGGTTACCTACTTTGGGATGTTGAAAGTAGAACTTTCGAAGAAGTTGATATTCCAAACGATTATGGATTCTATACATTAGATGTAGACAATGGAGTTGTACCTGATGTTACCGATATGCCATCTAAACCTCGTTTGAGAGTTAGGATTTCAAATACTGACCCATCTCAGATTAAAAAGGCATTAACCCAAATCAAAAAGAAATATAAAGTACAAGAGTTCACTGTTACTCGAATGGATACTTTATCAAAACAAAAGACAGGTAACTTTGATGATAAACTTGCAATTGGAAATGTGAGAGATGTAGAGTTCCAAAACGAACTCATCAAAGATTATTTGGAAAGACAGTATTTGGCAGATGAAGGGACTGTTGATAAGATACAACAAATCAATAGAGAAATCAACACAAAGTTGGTAGATGATGATGTAACCCCTAATATACAATGGGTTCCAAAACAATTTGAATTTTCTAATATGTTCTCTTATGGTGAGAATAACTTAATTCGATTTGACAACGCAAATGGTATGGTGGGTATCTTCGCACCCAATGCCTCAGGTAAATCATCTCTATTCGATGCACTATCCTTTTGTATCTTTGATAAGACAAGTAGAACTTATATAGCAAAGAATATCCTTAATAACAGAAAGTCAAACTTTTATTGTAAACTACATTTTCAAATCCAAGATGTAGATTACTTTATTGAAAGAAGAGCAAAGTTAATCAACAGAGGGAAAAATCTAAAAGTAGATGTATCCTTTTGGAGAGAAGATGATGGTGGTATCACCTCCTTGAATGGAGAGCAGAGGAGGGATACCAACCACATCATTCAACAATACTTGGGTACATACGAAGACTTTGTACTTACTACACTTTCTCTACAAGGAAACAATACTCTGTTCATTGATAAATCACAAAGTGAGAGAAAGGAAATCCTTGCTCAATTTATGGGTGTAGATATCTTTGATAGATTATACTCTCATGCGCAAGAAGAGAATAGAGATAACGCATCGTTAATACGAAAGTTTAAGCAGGATGACTTTACACAAAAGTTAGCAGATATCGAAGTTGGGTTAAAAGAAAAAGAAGCAGAGTATAAGTTAAAGGAAATACAACTAAACACTTCTAAGGATGAGGTAGAGAAGCACAATCAGAAATTAATCTCCCTCAACGAAAAGATTGTAAAAGTTAAATCCGACAATTATTCTTTGACCGACTTGGAAACCAAAAAATCGACTTTGGAAACTTCTTTGACCGACTTGTTATCTCAAAGAGATACAACACAATCTAAGATTGATGAGTTAGAAAAAACTCAAATTCAATTAGAGGAAAAGATTGATTCATATGATGAGGATAAAATCGATGAGGGTCTTACTGAATATACTGAGTTAGGATACGAACTTACATTGGTTGAAAACAATATTGAGAAACATCTTATAAAGAGTGAATCCCTTAATGAGAGAAAAGAACATTTGGATTCCCATAAATACAATGAAGAGTGTGATATTTGTATGGAGAACTCACAAACTATCTTAGAGCAAAAAGAAAAGGTAGCGGGTGAATTAGAAACCATCAAATTGGAATTAAAAGAATTTGAAAACACCCAATCGGAGTTAGTATCTAAAAGAAAAGAGTTGGCATCATTTGAAGTAGAACATGAAAATTTGAAAAAACTCAAAGAAGATGAAAACAAAGTGAGTAGAGATATTAACACACTTATCAACAAGTTATCAACATTCGAAACCAAAGAAATCAAACTAAATGGTGAACTTCTTCAAGTTACACAATTAATTGAGGATTATTTGGAAAATGAAAAACAAATCCAAAAAAACAAAGAACTCAGAACTGAAATGGTTTCGGTAAGAGCAGAATTGACTTCATCAAAAGATGATGTGGATAAATTAAACACGCAACTTCTTAAATTAAATGGTGAGGTTTCATCTTTAACAAACCAAAAGAAAACCATTGAAGATAGAATCGATGAGGTAGAAAAGTTAGAAGAACAATTTGGATTATATGAATACTACTTAAACTCTTTAGGTAAGGATGGTGTATCTTACGAATTGATTTCGAAAGCACTTCCAATGATTGAGGGTGAGGTGAATAACATATTAGGTCAAATCGTAGAGTTTGGTTTACAATTAGAGATGGATGGTAAGAACATCAACGCTAACATCGTTTACGATGACCAGAAGTGGTCTTTAGAGATGTGTAGTGGTATGGAGAAGTTTATTAGTGGACTTGCAATTAGAATCGCTCTAATCAATGTATGTAACTTACCAAGACCAAACTTCTTAGTAATTGATGAAGGGTTTGGGACATTAGATAATGAGAACTTAACATCACTATATATGTTGTTCGCATATCTGAAAACACAATTTGATTTTGTGATGATTATTTCCCACATAGATTCAATGAGAGATGTAGTAGATTCCTTAATGGAAATCAAAAAAGTAAATGGATTCAGTAACATTAAATTTTAATAAATGAAAATAGGAATTGTTGGACAAGGTTTTGTTGGTAATGCCGTATATCAAAAATTCAAAGAATACTACGAAGTGCTTACTTATGATGTTAATGAGGTAAAGTGTAATTCTACATTTAACGAAGTTGCAAAGTGTGATTATGTATTCACTTGTTTACCAACTCCAATGAACGAAGATGGTAGTTGTAATACTGATATTGTAGAAGGTGTAATCAAACAAATCGATGAGATTGGTTGGACTAAAGGTATTGTAGTTAAATCAACTATTGTACCTGGCACTACTCAAAGTTGGAACGATGAATATAAAACAAACATTGTATTCAACCCAGAGTTCTTAACTGAAAGAAATGCGGTGAAGGATTATGAAAATCAAAATCGTATTATATTGGGTGGACCAAGACCAACAACAACTTATCTAAAGAGAATCTTCTCAAAGGTGTTTCCAAAAGCACATATCATTAAAACTGATTCAACTCATGCTGAAATGGTAAAGTATCTAACCAATACATTCCTATCGGTTAAAGTTTCGTTTGCAAATGAGATTTATGAATTGTGTGGTGAGTTGGATATTGATTATGATAAGGTAGTTGAATATGCAACTTACGATGATAGATTAGGAAAATCTCATTGGAATGTTCCGGGGCATGATGGTGATTTTGGATTTGGTGGACATTGTTTCCCCAAAGATTTATCAGCGCTTATATACTTAACGAGAGAATTAGGTACTATTAATAATGTTTTAGTATCAACTCAATCAACTAATGATAAAATTAGGAAAAATCGAGATTGGGAAAAAATGAAGGGTAGAGCAGTTAGTTAGATTTTAGTATATTCGATGGTAAAGGTTTTATATTTGGTGAAACCTTTTCTTTTATAAGAGACTCTACCAATCCATTCATTTTATATCCTTTTTCTTTACAAAAACACTTTAATAATTGATGAACTTCGGCATCAATTTGTAACATTGCATATTTTTTACTCATTTCTTTAGAACTCTTTAGTTTTCTTTAGAATAAATATTTTAATTTAATTTTTTGAAATATTTATAGTGGAATTAAAGGACTATTAGTTAATGGCTAGAATTAAAAAATATTCACCACTTCAAAATTTATCTTCATTTCAAACATTCATTACAGATGAAAATCCAAACTCGGATTATTTCAGAATTACTGAATTCAAAGATACATTTACTGGTGGTAAAAACGGATTCCTAATAGAGGGGTCAGAACATCTAAAAGAATCAACAGAAATAAAAGTTGAAATATTAGATGTCAATGGAGACCCAATTTATTATGAGCCAGGAAATGGTATTCCAGAATACTACGAGGGGATATCAAAACTAATAGCAGTATACATCTATAATGATACTCCAATTGGGTTGGGTAAGATTACTGTTTTGGGTGAACTTAAACAGTATGATGATAACGGGGTTATAAGAGAAATACCAGACCAATGGAAGGGTAGTTATAATGTTAAATGGGAAAGAACTTTTCAGATTAACAAAAATATATCTAACGAAGATAGAGTTAGATTTTATAAAAGACCTAAAGTTACCATTGATGAAATAAATAAACCTATCTTTAGTAATAATTCAAGATTAGTTACAAAGACAGGAACGGTAGATGGTATTCCTTTAGTGCCGGTTGAAAATACAAATTTATCTAATTTTAGTTTACCAACATCTTATAGATTAAAAGTTAAGACTGGTGATAATTGGACAGGTTCCATTGAAGGTGACCCTATTACATTCGATAATATTGATTACAATCCAATTGTAGAAGAGGTTGTCAACAAAACAGAAATAATCGTAACACCACCATATTCAGAGGGTGGTTTGGTAAAATCTTTTACCGATGAAAACTACTCATTAACATTTCCATACTTAGAAGGAATTAATGATTTAGCAACTGCACTTACTGGGTCATTTGCAAAAATAAAAATTACTGATATGAAAACTTTTGTGGGTGATGCCGCAAGAGTAAAAATATTTAGAAGGTCTCAATCAAATGTAACTGATTTTGAATTTGTACAAGAGATTCAATTAGAATCAAATGAATTACTAAGAGATATTGAAACCTTTGCAGCACCAGAAGAGTTATACGGATTTTTTACAGAACCTATAATTGAAGAATATTGGGTAACATCATCAAATGATTTAACAGTTTCTTTTAATCAAGACTTCTTATACAACTCTGCAAAATTAAATTCATCTGGTAATAATTTATTTTTTACAACACGAAGTTTAGATATTGAAAATGATATTGAGTATTCTCTTGATTTCAATGTTAGAAAGGGTAGTTTAGTTGCTGGAGAAAAAATTACTGCATTCCTAAGTGGTTCTCTTAATAATGTTGCTAAATCACAAACAATTATTGAAATACCATCTTCAAATGGAGTTTTACAAAAAACAAATTATAATGAAAACTTTATTGCAGATGAATTTGATGAGGCAAAATTATATTTTGATGTAAATGGTTCTGATTGGTATATTAATAATTTAAGTCTAAAAGCATCACAAGAAACTTCATTCTCACCTGATGTAATTACATTTATTCAAAATGTTCCAAAAACTTTAGCAGTTGAAACTTTTGATTATAGATTTGAATTCTATGATATAAATAACAATTTTATTCCTGTTTTAGTAGAGGCAACAAAAAGGTTTGATGGTGGTAACTTAAATTTATTTGAAAAGAGTATTGAAATAACTCCATCAAATTTATATTTCACATTTGATTCGGCATCATTACCTGCTAATCCATTACCTCCAACATCAATTATATTTGATATTGAAACTTCTCTTATAACAGGTTCGATATCATTTACATCGGGAGCATACGATGAGTTTGGAAACTTCTTATCTGCATCGGAATACGCGGGTGGACAATATCCTGGTTTATTAAAAGACTTAGACACAAGGACTCCAACACTTAATGTTGCAGACTTTACGGGTTCAAGAAGTGATATAGCAGTTCAGTATATAAGATTTACTGGTTTTGCTGAAGGTGTATCTGATGAAGTTGTTATCACACGAGTACAAGATGGTAAGGGTGGTGTAAACTTTGAAATCGTTCCATTTAGAGGAACATCTATAAAAAATAAATCAGACAAAGATTTAGAGATTCAAGCATATCGTATTGATGGTATCAATAGAATTGAATTAAAAGACAACCTACCTCAAACAGGATTTTCAGATGCAAAACTTAGAGTTCTTTCATCATCAATAGACCCAATTACATCGAATGTTTCATCTTCATATTTCTTATTGTCCGAAGCACAATCAAATGGATTTATACGAGGACTACAAGCAGGTACAACCGGTAGTGGTGAAATTGATTATAATGCAACATTTAATAGAGATTCAATAGAAAATGAACTTACGGTTTATCTCATGGATGGTCCAACATCTGAATCTATTTTAACTTCTATTATATTAAACGATTTACAAGATGGTCTTGCAAGTGGTTTCATAAGTTTTGACGCAGAACAGTTTGGAATTAAACCAAGAGATGAACGAGTATTTACTCCTGAAATTGGTAGAGTAACTGGTTCTTTTTATTTAAGAGGAACCAATACAAGTCCTATTAGTGGTACATTGGATATATACCCATCCATGTCAGTTGACCCTGATACAAAAGAACCATTCTATTATATGTTCTATGTTACAGATTCTTTTGATAGAAGAATCGATATAGTAGTAACTGATAAAGATAATAACATTGTAGATAGTGGTAGACCTGGTGAAGAAGTTCCTTATTTCGTACCAACGGAAAGAAAACAACTAACAACTACATTTACTTATACCGAAGATATAACATCGGCATCTATTTCGGTTGATAAAACATTCTTCTCAGTACCAGATGGATTACCTGGTGCAGATTCTATTATAGTTGATATAGACCCAAGACCAGTTGTTCTTAATGCAGACCAACGAGGTAATGTATTTAACTATTCAAATGCCGATACAACTATTACGGTAACTCAAGGTAGGTTACCACTTATATTTAATGATACCAAAAAACCTGGTACATTTACTACATCATCAATTACTGCTTTAGGAATTGAGTATACAACATTTGATGAAGTTCTTGGAGATGCTACAATGTCTTTAAGTGGTTTTCAACGAATGACAGATTTAACTGCAAGTGTTACTTATGATTTAGAAATACATCCATATTTTACGGGTTCGTTCTATACACAAAGTTTTGTACAACAATTTAAGAAAACATTAGAGGGTGCAGATGCAATAAATATTGAATTAGACCCAACAAATGTACAACTTAATGCAGAAGAAAATGGTGGAGTTGCAGACTTTTCCGCAGCAAACACAACATTAAGAGTTAAACAAGGTGATACTTACATGGAGTTTAGTACATCATCATTAGTATTACCTGGTACATTTAGTGCATCTCTTTCTCCAAACCAAATATCAATTGGTACATTCTCATCATCAAATGATAATTCGACTGAAAGAAACTTAGATGATACATTACACTTTAGAGATTTTAATAATTTCTTAAAAGATAGTGGCAGTGTTGATTACCAAATCACAGTTTATCCATTCTCGGTAACAAATGGTATACTTAGTGGTTCTCAAGTTATAAACAGAAAACAACTCTTTACTAAGAACAAAGAAGGTGTAAAGGCAAGAAGTGTTGAATTGGCAACAACAACTGAAGTAGCAAATTATGATAAGGATGGAATTATAACATCACCAGTAGACCCCGCATCGGGAGAACCTACTTCTATATTTTTAACTGCTACTGCATTTAATATTACATCTTCACAAGCATACTATCAATTCTTCCAAGAAGGATTCGCAGTTACTTTCCCTGGTACTAATAACCAATTTGAGGTTGGTTCTGGTGATTTACCATCACCTGGTACAACTACAACTTATAGAGTTGATTTACGAGATGGTGATACAAATGGACCGGTATTCGCAAGTAAAGAAGTAACCATATCGGGTGTACAAAGTGGTGCAAATAATTATCAAGTATTCCTAACAAATCCATCACCCACAATCACGGTTAAGATTGATGGTGAACTTGATTTAAGTACAACAGGTACTCAGATAAAAGCATTTAAGGGAACACAAGAACTAACCCATGTTCAAAATTATTCCGCACAACAACTTGATAATGTAGGTGACCCTATTGGTACTCTTGGTGAGTTTTCTTCATCTATATTTAATTTAGATACATACATTAGTCAACCAAGTTTTCCACAAGGAAATCCTGCTTCGGTTGGTCCTTTGGATGATTGGACTTTACCACAAGACAATCCAACCGCAACTGTAATTTACAAAGTTGATATTGAAAATGGTAGAGCAACTTATTTCTTATCACAATCAATAGCATCAACAAAAGAAGGTGATGTAGGACCAGGTCTTGTGTTTAGAGGACCTTGGACTGGTTCGATTGAGTATATTTACAATAAAGAATCCAAAAGAAGAGATTCAGTACTCTATTCTGAAAGTGGTAATGAACCTTACGATACTTACTACGCAACAAAAGATAGTGGTTCTTCTTTTGTAACTCCGAATGATTCATCACCTGGTGCAGGAGATGCTCAAGCACCAACAAGGGATGATGGTAATGGTGGTAGAGAAGTAAATAGTGATTATTGGATATCACTTGGTCAAGAAGAATTCTTCGTAGCAGCAAAGTTAGCAATATTTGAAGAGTCATTTGTAAAAAATACACTTAATGTTGGTACACCACCAACTTCATACGCAGTCAATCCACAAATTACAATTGCAGGTGGTACTGATGAACCTTATATTGCAGTAGGACAAACGGGTACTATCGGATTCCAAGAACAAGGGATTTGGATGGGTATGTCTAATTCGGCAGGAGATGCAGGAACGAGTATTCTTCCAAAGATGTCAATGAAAAGTAACACTGTTAGTGGAAAGTATAAATCGTTAGAATGGAATGGTGAAACTCTAACTATTAGAGGAGCAATTAGACAAACTGCAGAAGGAGATGTTGAGGGTAGAATTTTACAGGCATGGAGTACACTTGCAGATGGATTTTCATTTGTTGCAGAAGACTTGGTTTCTCATAGTGGATTTACTTGGAAATGTATACTTGCACATGATAAAGGTACTCCACCTTATCCAACATCAACCTATCCTGCAGAACCTGGTACTGGTGCATCTTATACAACGTATTGGGAACTCACAGATTTATCTGCAAAAACAATAAGGGTCTCTGCAGATTACCAAACATTTGTATTACCAAAAGATAGTGCAACACTAACACCATCGGTTATTACATTAAATGCAAATAGACAAAATATATTAGGGTCAACAACTTGGTCAACCTCACCATCGGTCACTTTATATGATGCTGCATCTGGTGGTAGTTCAACAACAACTGGTGATACTGTTTATTTAAGAAGGGCAGATTTTGGTTCTAATACTGCAGTAACACTTACAGCTACAGCAGGTGGTGTATCTGATGAAATCACAATTGTAAAAGTTGAAGAAGGTTCTGATGCAGTAACCGCAATCTTATCAAATGAATCACACACATTCCAAGCAGATAGTGCTGGTACTGTTTCATCTTATTCTGGTGGTGGTACAACCATTAGAGTATTCGAAGGTGCAAGTCCGTTAACTTTTACAACTGGTACTGCAGGGGATGGTCAATATACCGTTTCTATTTCAAATGAGGCAAACTTTACCGAAGGTACTGCTAGTGGTAATGGAACTACAACTTGTACTATTTCGGCACCAAGTAATATGACAGTTAATAGTGTTACAGTTACTTACACGATTTCAGGAAAGAAAGCAAACGGAGATGCATTTACTATTGACAAAATACAATCATTTTCAAAATCGGTAGAAGGTGTTGCTGGTTCAAATGGTACATCTGGTACTGCAGGAGCTGTAGGTGAACCGGCTGGTATCGTATATGCTGGAGAATGGAAATTAACACTACCTGATGGTTCAACTCCAAATTTAAGTAACAAATTAGCTTACTTATCTGAAGATGATTTAGTATATGTAGTAAAAGAAGGTAGTAATTATTATACTTGTGAAACTACTCATAGATATTGTGGTACATCAACTGGTGGTAATGTTGCAGGTGATGTGGTATTATATTTGAGTAACTATTATATAGCAAACCAAAGTACTGCAGATGACCCACAAGGAGACCCATCGGCATGGGATGCTTTGGGAACTGATATTTCACCGGGTGCATCTTTATCAAATGGATATGTATTTTGGGCATCCTTTGGGGCAGAGTTTACTTCGGTTGCAACTGATATTCTTTTTGCTAATGATGTATATGCTGATAAAACAATCAATATTGGTACGGATGATGGTTCTCCTGTAATTGCATTAAATGCAGACGCACCTAACAATGAGAATCCATTTATCTCGATTGGCCAAGATAGTCAAGGATTCTTAAATGATGGAATTTACTTTGGATATGCTGCAGGTAATCCTGTATTATCAATGGTTAGTGGTTCTACCTTCATGTATTATCAATCGGGTTCTATTGAAATATCAGACGCATCGTTTGTGGGTAGTGGTTCTATTGTTGAGGGTGCTCAATTAAGAATAGGTAAAAATACGGCAAATGTAAACAATTATAACTTTACAGTTACTGCAGCAGGATTAATGTCTGCATCTCTTGCATATATTTCTGGTGCGGTAGAAGCAGGTGAGGGTAGAATTGGTGATTGGGTTATTGATGGACAAACTAAAACATTAAGAGATGAAGATTCTGAAATAATATTTGACCCAGGTTCTATTACTGGTTTACCTGAAATTCAAATGTTTGAGAATGGTAATAAAAAAATTATAATAGCACCAAGAAGTACATTGTCTCCAACTGAAGCAGCAGCAGATACTGTTACTTGGTCATCTACTCCATCTTTTACCTCAACCAATGTAACGAGTAATGGGTCAACTGCTGGGTTTACAAACATATACACCGCAGAGTCAACTGATAATTTCCAAGTAAACGCAGGGTCGTTTACATTAGGAGATATTTCAGTTCCAGATGTAACAATACGAAAAACTGATATTACAACGTCGGGTAATGGAGATAATATTAGTTCACCAAACTACACTCCTTCATATGAAGGACAAACACATGGAGAAACCGACCTCCAAGGTGGATTCTATGCATTTTCAGGTCCTGATTATGGTAGATTAGTGGGATATCTTTATTTACAAGTAATAGATGGAAATAATTCTGATGCTGTTATTGGAAGTACATTCTTAGCTGGTGTAACCGCTAGAGGAGATAAGGCTGCATTTTATAATTATCGAGCAGTTGGTGGTGGATTGCAATCGGTTGTAGGTACTACTAAAATTACTTTAGAAAATGGTACAACTAAATTAGCAAAGGATATTACTTTAGATGATAAAATTTTATCTTGGGATAGTAATGTTGAGAAATGGGTAAGTGCACAAATATCTAAAATATTAAAAAGAAATGTATCTGAAATTTACAAAGTAACTATTGGTGATACAGTAATTGAGGTTTCTGATACTCATGGATTTTGGTTATATGGTAATCAACAAAATAGTGCTCAAATTTCTGCTAAAGTATTACATGATACTTTTTCTAATGGTGAAGATTTATCATCTAAAAATTATAAAATTTGGATAAAAGATGGTGATTCGAAAAAAGAAGTCATTATAGATAAAGTTGAAAAAATTGAAAGAGAAGAAGAAGTAATTACATTCTCTGTTCCACAATATGTAAACTACCTTTCAAATGATATTATTTCCCACAACGTTATAGGTAGTTTATACTGGGATTACCAACTCTTTTATAGTTCAGTCACAGGAGTTGAGGGTTCGTACAGTGGAACAACAGTTGATAGAAATTTAACAATATCGGCAACCACTACTAATGCAAAGTTACAATATAGATTGTATTTATCTGCACAATCTTCACAAGATGTATCTATATCTTCAACGGGTGTGGTAACAGTAAGTTATACAAACAATACCAATCACTTTGATATGACCGAATCATCAGGGATTATAGATACATTCTTTGGTTCTTCTTTAGATAGTTCGATTCAAACAGCATATGAAGCAAACTTTATTGAATTAACTGCGGGTGGATTCCAAGTTGTATCAAATGATGATAGATTTGTGAAAATAGATAGGAGACCTCTAACGGATACTGCTACAAAATTATTAGAAGTAAGTGATGGTCATTTTGAAGTTACATCAAGAGCATGGCATGATGACCCAACAGGTGTTACCTATACCGATACCGATTCTCATGCAATATATTCATATGGTAATATATTACCAAATAATCCTGGAAATGGTACAACTTTAAGACCATTTGCATTGGGTAAATCTGGTAATGAGTGGGCATATCTTAATGGTATTGATATTACTAATTTAGGGGTTTCAAAAACCGCCTCAATCACAGGCACAACAGGTCAGACAACGGCCACTACTAAAAGCAGTTATGTAAAATTACCAGGTGGTGTAATTTGTCAATGGGGTAGTATTAACGATAGTTCCGACCCAAAAACAGTTACATTCCCTGTTCAATTTCCAAATTCGGTTTCATCGGTGGTTTGTTCAACGATTAGAAATTCTGATGGTAGTAGAGGATTTAATCATGTTTATAATATTGATAGAAGTGGATGTGATTTGATTTTAGATGGACAGTATGGATTTTGGATGGCATGGGGACATTAAAAAAATAAATTATGGAAATACAATATTTTGGACATTACGATAGTGGGAGTGGTAATTATAAATCATTTTATACAAGTGATATATGGCCTGATAGTGGTTCATTTGATACACCATATATAGAATTAACTTATGATGAATGGCAAGAAGCATTAAGTACACGATGTAGAGTAATTGATGGTGTACACACAAATGTACCATACACAACGGAAGAAGAATCTCAGTTTGAATTAAATAATATTAGGAGAGAACGAGATGACCTTTTAATTAAATCAGATTGGGTGGTACTACCACATTCTCCTATCACGGGTTCTAAATTGGATGAGTGGATTCAATATCGACAAGATTTGAGAGATATAACTTCACAAACACCACCCTATACCTTACCAACACAACCAGAATAATTTTCGTTAAATAAAAAAAGTATATACTTATATATGAATATATAAAGTGGATTTTAATATGGAACAAAAAACAGAACAATTAGACAAGGAATTAATTGAC